ATCACGACGGTATTTACCGCCTTGTAAAGAAAGGCGGTGCAAGATGAAAGAACAGCTGATAACGGAAATCCAGAGCATACAGGACGAAAAATTTTTGCATTTCATTTTGAACACAATTATTTCATTTAAGCAGAAATGGGGGATTTGCTGATGAACAATATTCAGATTTTTAACAATCCAGAGTTTGGAGATATTAGAACAGTAGTTATTGACAATGAGCCGTGGTTTGTGGGAAAAGACGTAGCGGATATTCTGGGGTACCAAAACGGTAGTAGAGATATTAACCGTCATGTAGACGAAGAGGATAAGCGACTCACCAAAATGGTGAGTCAGGGTCAGAATAGGGATATAACCGTTATAAATGAAAGCGGTCTGTACTCCCTCATTTTTGGCAGCAAACTGGAAAGTGCGAAGAAGTTCAAGAAATGGGTAACATCCGAAGTTCTCCCATCCATTCGTAAGACTGGTACATATATGATGCCTCAGACCACGGACGGGAAGATTGCATTGCTTGCACAGGGGCACACGGAGCTTAAAGCAGAGGTCGACGAAATCAAGGCGGATTTGGAAAGTCTTAAGATGGACTTACCGATACTTCCGGTGGAAGCCGACCGCATTACGGAAGCTGTCAGAAAGAAAGGCGTTTCAATCATGGGCGGCAAACAGTCAAGCGCATACAGCAACCGTGGATTGCGCCAAAAGGTTTACAACAATCTGTATGCCAATCTGAAATACAACTTTGGTGTTCGGTCTTACAAGAGCATCAAGCGTAGCCAGTGTGATAAGGCAGTGCAAGTGATAAATGCCTATCAGACGCCGTATTTTTTGCAGGAACAGATTGACGATGCCAATATGCAGCAGAGGTTGGAATTTGATTGACAGATTTTGGCATATGGTATAGAATACAAAATAATTAAAAATCACGCAGGTAAGACCTAAAGAAATTTAGGACGTCCTGCAAGCCTATGAGAAATAGGTGCGGATTCGTGACCGCCAGAGATTGAAGAGATTCAGTCTTTGGCGGTCTTTTTATTTAATAAAAACCATCAAGGAGGAATGGTATATGTTAGTAGAAATTAAGACAGTAAAAAAAGAAGAGGTAACGGTAGTAACAAGTCTTGATGTGGCGGAAACATTTGGTAAGGAGCATAAGAATGTTCTTGCTGATATAAGAAATATTCAGAATGATATTAGTAGCGCTGAATTTTCAGCTCTATTCTATGAAGAGACTTATACAGCATCAAATGGGAAGAAAAATCCTATGTATTACATGAACAGAGACGGTTTTACACTTTTAGTCATGGGGTATACAGGAGAAAAAGCCATGCAGTTTAAACTGGCTTATATCAAGCAGTTTAATGCGATGGAGAAGGCTCTTATTGGTAAAATCAAAGAACGAGAAAAAGGTATTGCCGTTAGGCAGGCTTTAACAAAGGCAATTCAACAGTCTGGAGAAAATGACAGGATGCATGGACACGCATATTCTACTTATACAGATTTGGTTTACAAGGCAGTTTTTGGGAAATCTGCAAAACAGTTGAGAGATGAATACGGAATAGGGAAGCAGGATAATTTAAGAGATTTTCTATCAGAAGAAGAACTTGCAAAAGTGAAATCCGTAGAGATGGTAGTGAGCGGTCTTGTGGATTGTGGCTGGGGATATGATGAAATAAAGTCGTTTATTACGAATAAAGAAAGAAAGCTAATTGCAGCATAAAACGCGGAAGTAATTCACACGCCGGAGAAAATTGTGATTAAAGCGACCAATATCGAAGTAATCACAAAATAGATAAAGGAAAAGAAGTGGCATCTATCAAACTGGTAGGTGCTATTTTTATACCAATTTTACCGACTGTCATTTGAGACAGCCGCAAACCAAAACAGTTAGGTGGTGGAAACATGGCGTACAGCGGATGGTTGTTAAAGATTGGAAATTATACAGTTCCAATGTCTTTTATGAAACCGGAGACATATAGCCCATATGTAAATATGCAGGACTTAGATGATTATACGGACGCTAACGGCTATCTACATAGAAATGCCGTGGAATTAAAGGCGTTAAAAGTTGAGTTTGAAACACGGGCTATGCTTACAAACACGGAATTTAATGCCATTATAAGTAAAATCCGTCAGCAGTTTACTAATGCAACCGGAAGAGCCTGCTATATCACGGCGTACATCCCGGAATATGACGATTATGTAACACAGTACGGATATATGGCAGATTTTCAGCCTACTATATACGGAACGTATGGAGGTCAAATCCATTACAACTCTGTAAGGCTGGCATTTATAGGGGGTGTATACGGTGGTTGATTACCAATATTCAAATTTGTTTCTAAAGGACAGCGTAGACAAACAGTTAAACATTGTATCTGATGATGGGAAAATCAATATCACAAACACCGAATTACACCAAGAAAAATTTGAATTGACAGAAAGCTTGTGTTCGGAATCTGAATTAACATTTGGGGCATGTGAAGCTGGTATGATTAAATTCACGGTGTCCAATGTATTCTTGCCAATGAAAGGCAAGTGGTTGACTGCAAAGATGACTCTTGATGGTCACGAAGATAAACCATTCCAAATAGGAAGATACAAGGTTTATTCTGACACACCTACGGCAGATCGGACGTGCCGGGATGTGGTAGCTTACGATGCTTTGTATGATATTTTATCATCTGATGTTACTGATTGGTACAATCAGATACTTCCACAAAAAGATAGCAAGGTAACGCTCAAACAATTCAGAGATAGTTTTTTTAATCATTTTGGAGTGGAACAGGAAGAGGTATCTCTTGTAAATGATGAAATGATTATTGAAAAAACTGTAGAAGTGAAAGCATCAAGTAGCGGAAGTTCAGATACTGCAGAGACAAGCACGATAGGCGAAGCCATAAGCGGAAAAGAGGTTTTGTTTTGTATACTTGAAATTAACGGTTGTATGGGAAATATCGGACGCGTTGGAAAGTTTCGCTATGTGTACTTAACGCAAGAGATGCAGGGGCTTTATCCGGCGAATGATCTTTACCCGGCGGATGATCTTTATCCTAGAAATCCAAAGAGCACCAGCATAAGTAAAAGCCAGTACATTTCAGCACAATATGAAGATTATATTGTCAGAACGATTGACAAACTGCAAATTCGTGAAAAAGAGAATGATATAGGAGCAATTGTAGGTGATGGCGGAAACACTTATGTGATCGAGGGAAATTTCCTTGTTTATGGGAAAGGGACAAAGGAATTAAACGAAATTGGAGAAAAAACGTTATCAAAGATAAAAGGAATTATATACAGACCATTTAGTGCTGACTGCAAAGGAAATCCATGCCTTGAGGTCGGAGATGCGGTACGGTTGACTACAAAATATGAACTGATCGAGACTTACATCCTAAAGCGCACGCTGAAAGGCATACAGGCTTTGCGTGATGATCTGGAAGCGGACGGGGAAGAGTACCGGACAAGTAAGGTCAACGGAATACAGCGGAGCATATTGCAACTGAAAGGAAAAAGCAACACGCTGGAACGGTCAATTGAGGAAACAAAGTCGACAATCGTTGATGTGGAAAAGGGCTTGCAGTCCCAGATCACACAGACAGCCACAGAAATCCGTTCAGAAGTAAAGAATACCACTGACGGGTTATCATCACGGATTACCCAGAATTCAGAAAGCATTACTGCAGAGGTAAACCGGGCAACAAATGCAGAGGGAACATTATCATCAAAGATAACCCAGACAGCAGAAAGCATTACTGCAGAGGTAAACCGGGCAACAGAAAAAGAGGGACAGCTTGCGGCGGCAATACAAATTAATGCAGATGGGATCACAAGCAAAGTTTCCCGAGACAGTGTCGTTTCGGAAATTAACCAGTCAGCAGAGGGACTAAAGATTAGAGCTGATTTGTTGGAACTCAGGGGATCTGTGGAGATGACCGGCGGGTATGTGCACATTGACGCGACAGAGAGTACGGACAACTTGGTTGAATTGAAACGGGAAGGAACTCTTGTGCAGATGGGAACAGATGGATTGAAGTCAGTAGCAGATACGAGGGAACTCACAGCCAGCTATTCGGCAGTATCAGTGCGTGATACATCAGCCAATACGATTGCACAGATGTTGTCGACCGGAAAAGGAATCTCGTCCTACGGCTGGGAATCCTATTCGGACAAGCGTCTAAAACACGGTATAGAATCCCTTGACCGGGAGAAGAGCGCAGTGCTTATACAGTCCTTGCGCCCTTGCAGATTTGTTTATAACTACGACCGGGACGGGCATTACCGGCATGGTCTGATTGCGCAGGAAGTGCTGGCGGCGATTGGAGATGAAGATTGGGCGATCTGCTCCGAGAATCCGGATCCGGACGGGAACATGTACTATGCTCTGGATAAGACGGAACTGATTGCTGATCTGATCGCTGCGGTGCAGTTGCAACATGAAGAAATAGAAAACCTGAAAGAGAGGATGGAAAAGTATGAACAAAGCGTATAGCCGTATTAACTGGGAAAATTACCCGAGCGATGCAACACCTATAAATAAGGTAAATCTTAACAGACTGGACAGCGCGACAGACATACTTGACGACCGTGTGATTACTCTGGATACAACAAAAGCCACGAAAACAGAGGTGGCAACTCTTGTGTCGGATGTGACATTTGAGGAATCTACAGGAATTATTACCATTACGAAGAAAAATGGCTCTAGGGTTACCATTGACACACAGCTGGAAAAAATCGCGGTAAACTTTGACTACAATCCTACCACGGAGCAGATCGTACTTACTCTGATCGACGGCACAAAGCAGTACATAGATTTGTCAGCATTGATTACGCAGTATGAGTTTTTGGACACGGATACCGTGGCTTTTACCATTGGCACGGATGGTAAGGTGTCGGCAATCGTGAAAGAGGGAAGCATCAAAGAAGAACATCTGGAACCAAACTATCTGGCAAAGGTCAAAGTAGAGGTTGCAAAGGCGCAGACAAGCGCAAGCAATGCTGCAACATCCGAGGATAATGCAAGAAGTGCGGCAACAGAGGCGCAGGCTAGTGCGACAGCGGCGGCAACATCCAAAAGCAATGCACAGACAAGTGCGGCGGCAGCGGCACAGTCAGAATCTAATGCAAAGGCATCTGAGAATGTGGCAAAATCAAGCAGAGATGCAGCTGTTGAATCAGCACAGACCGCGACAGAAAAGGCAACATCCGCCAGTGAATCAGCAATTACAGCTAGTGAGAAAGCCGATATTGCCACACGGAAAGCAACAGAAATTATCGGAAAAGCAGAATCTGCAGCAGATAGTGCAACCAAAGCACAGAGTTATGCCGTTGGCGGTACCGGCAGCCGGGAGGGAGAGGACTCTGATAATGCTAAATATTATTATCAGCAGGCAAAAGACGTATCAGAGGGACTAAAAGGTGGATTGCAGCCGCATGGCACGGTGGCTTTTGCAGATCTTCCGGCGCTTCCGGATGTCAATGCAGGATGGATGTACAATATTTCGGATGAATTTACGACCACGGACGATTTTAAAGAGGGCTCCGGCAATGCAGTTCCCGCCGGCGCGAATATCTACAAAACGTCAGACGGAAAGTGGGATGTTCTGGCCGGTACCCCGGTGACGGGGGTCAAGGGTGCAAAGGAGGCAGCCTACCGCCGTGGAAACGTAAGTCTGTCGGCGGCGGATGTTGGGGCAGTAGCCGAGGAGGGGGATGCTTCGGACACGACGGTGGCTTTTTCGGCGGCGGCGGAGCGCGCCAACATAACCACTGGCGAGAAGTTGTCTGCGCTATTTAGTAAGATTGCAAAGTGGCTGTCTGATCTTAAGCCAGTGGCTTTTTCAGGTAGCTATGATGATTTAAGCAATAAACCGACAATACCGGCGAATACATGGCGCCCGGTGCAGGACAATTTGGCATCCAGTTCCACCACAGACAGTTTATCCGCTAATCAAGGAAGACTGCTGGCAAACGGATCGGCTCGAGATAACACGAAGATGCCTGTAACTGGCGGCACATTTACTGGGCCGATTGGATTTGCCAGAGCGGTTGGATTTGCCAACAGTACGTGGAATCCCGTTGGTGATGATTGCTATATCGGTGATTTTAATGCGGCGGGATGCGTAGCATTTAAAAGTATGTCATCTCAATTAACAGGTATCGCCTTGGTTGGAGCCGGAAGCAACATGTACGGTCGGCTTTTGGTACAAAATGATGGCGGTGATATGTACCTTGCCACAAACGGCGCGTTTTATGTTTCCAACGGCAATAACAGTGCCCGAGCGCCGATCTATGCATCCGCTTTTACACAGTCCTCATCCAGACGCGTCAAGAAAAATATCGAGGATATGACTGATGAGGAAGCCAAGAAGTTATTGCACGTAGAGGTTAAATCGTATGACTACATCAACCCCGATATGCCGGATGGATGTTTCGGTTGCATCGCGGAGGATATGGCAAAAATAATCCCGTCTTGTGTCAATGGAGATGTTGACTGCGCTGACGATGATGCCGCAGCTATTCAGGGCATTGGTATTGATTATTCCAAGCTGGTGCCACATCTCATAAAGATGGTACAGATCCAGCAGGCACAGATTGATGCGCAGCAGGAACAGATCAATAATCTTGCATCACAGATTTTATAGTTGGCACAAACCTGCATAAGCAGTGTTTTATACTTATTCAAAACCTAGACGTTTTTATTGACCCAAAGTGACAAATCAGACGATTTCTGTCGAAACTTGCGATCGAAATGATTTGAATAATGCTGGCAAAATTTGTAAAATAAAATTGTCCGATAAGGGCACTTCAAGTTCTGGAGAGAGGGCGATGTTTGGCGATTCATTGCCCTCTCAAATGTTACTGGCAAATAATGGTAATTTTTTTGTGTGGGGTTGACTGCAAAGAACATACGTTCTATAATGACATTAACATTATCGGTTGCAGAGATTGGAGGAGAATAAGATGGGGGAAAATGAGTGCAATGAGGAAACAGCGTTTTACAAGGAAAAAATAACTGAAATGGTCGTTAAGTGCGACAACGAGCGATTTTTGAAATTTTTATATAACACAATACTTTCATTCAAAAAAAAGTGGGGCATTTAGTGCCCCTCTTTTTCATGCCAATAGGTTATATTGTCAAATATAGTCTGTCTATGTTCTTTGCTAAGTTTCATTAGCATTTTTAAGTTATCCAGCAATTCACTATCTGACATAAGGTCTGGAAGAATATCTGGTGCGTTTTCTAAATTATCTTCCCAACCCATTAAATAAGATGGAGAAACTTCAAGAACTTTCCCAATAATTTCTATTTTATCACTTGGAATATTAGTAATAATGTTGTTTTCATATTTATATAGTGTTTGCTTTGAAACTTTTATTTTCTCTGCAAGCTCTACTTGTGAAATACCTAAAAGCTCTCTCTGCTTTTTTATCCTATCTCCGATTGTCATTTGAGTTTTCCTCCTTTCCTATTGGTAACTTTATTATAACACAAAAGAGTTACTCGTCAAGAAAAAAATAACTTGACAAGTTACCAAAATGGAATATAATAAAAGTAACTTCAAAAGTTACGAAGTTAGAAAGGAGTAGTCAGATGGTTGATACAAACAAACTTCGCGGCGTTATTGCTGAAAATGGCAAAACACAGGCTGATGTTGCGGAAATGATTGGAGTTACGCCAAAAACATTTTATATGAGAATGAGTAAGGGCGTTTTTGGAAGCGACGAAATTCAGGTTATGATTGATAACCTTCACATCCAAAATCCAATGGATATTTTTTTTGCAAAGAAAGTAACTTAAAAAGTTACTAGAAAGGAGATGTAAAAACATTGGAAAAATCAAGATATTCTGTTTTGGATTCATCTGGAAAAGCAACGATTGTTGAGCGTAAAGACGGAAGATATATTGACATTGAAGAAATGGCGCAGCATGTCGCATTTGATGTTTTGGACGATTACAGCAAAATTCTTAATGGCGAAAAGAAAATTGATGAGACAAACATTATATTGTCTATCAATGTTCTCAACGCCGTTGCTCCGTTAGCAAAATATTTTAGAACGGGCTGTGCCTACGGAAAGGATTAGTAGATGCAGATACTTTTTCTAAAGTTGGTTCTTCTTCCGAAATTTCTTCATTGATTTCTTCGTAGTATTGGTCGTACTTGATTTTGAAATCATTGAAAGAACCGTTATATCCACAGATTTTAGCAATAGCGTAGGCAGATACATATTCATCGTTCAAAATTACACCTCCCTTATTTGATGATAAGGGAATTATAACATAGAAAGGAGAAGAATGTTGCATAGCATTGAAGAATTAAAAGATACCCTCTACCAGCAAATCGAAACGCTGGCAGAGGAAAGTAAGAAAACATCAGATACGGAAACAAAAATTCGCATTGCAGGCGAAATCGACCGTATCGCTGAAACGATTATTAGGATTGATGCCGATTGAGTATTGATTCGATGCTAGATATGTTTCTTTCGATAGATTTTAGCTCTGAAAGATTTTTAATGCTTTTTAAATTACTTAATTTATGAACAGCACAACAATCAGAACTGGAAACATACCAAGCACAATTGCGGATGCAATCTCTAAAATCGTTAAGTGGACATTTGTTAATGGTTACCACCTCCTTATGGAGGATTATAACACGGAAAGGAGTTGGATGGAATGGACGAGTTAGTGAAAGTCAATTTTGATACACAGACAGTATCGGCAAGAGAACTGCACGAGCAGCTACATATTAAAACCGCATTCAAAGATTGGTTCCCGAGAATGTGTGAATATGGCTTTGAAGAGGGTAAAGACTTTTGCTCAAAATTGAGCGAAACCTCCGAAAAGGGCGGTAGACCATCAAAGGATGCTGATATTTCTGTAGACATGGCAAAGCAGATTTGCATGATTCAGAGAACACCAGAGGGTAAAGCAGTACGCCAGTACCTTATCGACTTGGAAAAGGCGTGGAACACACCAGAGCAGGTATTTGCCAGAGCGTTAAAGATGGCTGACGAGAAAATCAACAGCCTTAAGGAAAACAACACAAGGCTGATTGCTGAAAATCAGAGGATGAAACCGAAAGAAATCTTTGCTGATGCTGTAGCAACAAGCCACACATCAATTCTTATCGGAGACTTGGCAAAGCTGATCTGCCAGAACGGCTATCAGATAGGGCAGAAGCGGTTGTTTGAGTGGTTGCGTGAGAATAACTTCCTTATTAAATGTGGTTCATCGAAGAATATGCCACAGCAGAGATATGTTGAACAGGGGTTGTTCGAGGTAAAGGAAAGCAACGTGCAGAATCCGGATGGATCAGTAAGAATTACTCGGACAACCAAGGTAACAGGAAAAGGTCAGATATACTTCGTCAACAAGTTCTTGGAAAGAGGTTGCGCTGATGAAGAATAGCATGGCAAACTGGTAGTTTCCAACAAAAATATGAAATTGGAAAGATTAACAGGAGGAATTCATGGATAAACAAACGAATATTGCTTTAAGAAAAACATTAGATCAGATCGGCGCAAGCCATTCGCTCAAAGGATACACATACACAATTAGAGCGATAGAGAAATGTCTGGACGACAGGGATGCGCTTAGATGTGTTATGAAGGAAATTTATGCAAAAATCGCAGAAGAGAACGGAACTACCGCATCCAAAGTAGAAAGAAACATCCGGAACTTAATAGAGGTCACATGGATAAATGGCAATGTGAATGCGATCAATGAGATTTTTGGTTATACGGTTTCGACGAAAAAGGGGAAGCCAACCAATTCAGAATTTATTGCGGTAATAACAGATTTTGTGTCCTTGCACGGGCAGGAAATTGAAAGTGATTCTTATAAGTGGCGGGAGTGAAGTGCGGATGAAGAAGTTGGCAAGGGTGATTGAATTTGTAGGCTCGGCGATCTTTTTTCTTTGTATGTGTGCGGATGCAACGGAAAATCCTATTGTAGCGATACCGACCATAATCAGCTTACTTTTATTGTATGCCGGATCAAGAATTGAAGGAGGATGGCAGGATGCGGAAGAGATTGTCGAAGATCATGATTATTATGTTGATGGTGATGACACTGACGATGGTATTACCTACATTACATACGACAGCAACGGAACCGAGCGATACATGGATTTCAAATGAGTATCTTCCTTATATAAAGGGGATTTCAAACGAATATCATATTTGCCCGGAAATGGTAATGGCGATTATCGAGCATGAAAGCAGTGGACAAGCCGATGTGAAGAATGGTGGATGCAAAGGTCTCATGCAAATTTATGAAAAATATCACAGAGACCGGATGGAACGTCTTGGAGTAGAAGATCTCTATGATCCGTATGGGAATATCCTTGTTGGATGCGATTATCTGGCGGAGTTGTTTGAGAAATATGAGGGAGACATGAGTACAGTTCTTATGATCTATAGCGGAAAATCAGATGCGTTGACCAGAACATACGAGAATCGCACTGAATATGCCAAAAGCATAATGAACAGGACGGTTGAACTTGAAAGACTTCATGAAGAAACGGAATCAGACTTTGGAGAGGGTCTATAAACACTACTACATTATAATACGAGGAGAATTTCAAATATGAATAAAGAAACAATGGAAAACAACAAAGTGGAACTGGCAGGCGTGATTATTTCAGAGCCGGAGTTTATGTATGAATCATACGGAGAGAATTTTTACAAAATGTCTCTTGGAGTAAAAAGAAAGAGTGGCGCCGTAGACGAGATCCCATTAACCATTTCAGAAAGACTGTTTGACATGGAGGACAGATATTCAGGAATGGCGGTAAGGGTTTCTGGAAGTTATCGATCATTCAACAAACAGGAAGGTACCAGACGCCGGTTGATCTTATCCGTGTTTGTTTGTGACATCGAGGCGATTGACTCAAAAGATGCGAATATTGACAAGAATTGCATTACGATCAATGGATATGTTTGCAAAGAGCCGAATTACAGAGAGACACCACTTGGCCGCGAGATCACAGACATGCTGATTGCAGTAAACAGAGATTATGGGAAATCTGATTACATTCCGTGCATTGCCTGGGGAAGAAATGCAAGATTTGCAGGCGGATTTAAAATCGGGACCCGTGTTAAGTTGATTGGCAGAATCCAGAGCCGAGAATACGACAAGAAGATTTCTGACACGGAGTTTGAGAAGAAAGTGGCTTATGATGTTTCCGTAAGCAAATGTGATGTGATTGAGGAGGGGAAAAATGAAAATAACAATTAAGAGTATTCACATCGAGAATTTCAAGGGAATCAAGATGCTTGACGTGACTTTCTCGGGCAAAACGAAGATCAGCGGACAGAACGCCGTAGGAAAGACAACGATCTTTGATGCGTTTACATGGCTGCTTTTCAACAAGAACAGTTCTGGAGAGGAAAAGTTTAATGTACGACCACTGAACGAAGGAATACGAGTTGATAATGTGGAGATCAAGGTGTCTGCCATTCTGGATGTAGATGGAAAGGAAGTTGAACTTTCCAAGACACAGAAACAGAACTGGGTTAAGAAGCGTGGAACCGATACGGCAGTATTGCAGGGGAATGTTAATTCGTTTGAGATTGACGGCTATCCGAAGAGTGAAGCGGATTTCAAGGCATATGTTTCGGAATTGGCACAGAGCGAGGAAATGTTCAAAATGCTGACTAATCCGCAGTATTTCTCTTCCTTGAAATGGAAAGACCAGAGAGATATTCTTATGAAACTTGTTTCAGAGGTTTCAGATGTAGAGTTGGCACAGACGGACGCGAAGTATGCGCCATTGCTTTCGGAATTAGAGAAAGCACCGTCTACGGATGATATTAGAGCAAAATTTTCCAAAGCATTGAACGAGTGGAAGAAGAAGCAGGCAGAGATTCCAGTCCGAATTGACGAAGCCATGAAATCCAAGGTTGACATCGATGTTGCAGAACAGGAACTTGCAAAGGTAGATCTGGTAAGAAGAATCGCTGAATGTGACAAGAAAATGGAGAATGCAGGTAGCGCATTGGGCGATTTAAGAAGTAAGGAAATGCAGTTACAGTTTGACATGTCCGGCATGGAACAGACGATGAATCGCGAGTTATCAAACAAAAGAAGCATCATGGATGCTGAATTGCGTGATTGTAAAAATGAGTTAGAACATTTTGCGGTTACGATTTCTTTGAAAGAGAAACAGATTTCTGATAACGAAAAAACTATCACTGATGCGGATGCAGAGCGGAAGAAACTGGGCGAACAGTATAATTCTGAGAAAGCCAAGGCATTTGATGAAACTCCGTATCTCTTTGATGAATCCAAGTGGATATTCGATGAATCTACAACGGTTTGTTCCTTATGCGGTCAGAAGTTACCGGCTGATAAGATTGAGCAGTTAAAGGCTGATTTTGAAGAAAGAAAGACAAAAGCCAAGGCAGATGCAAAGCGGAAACTAAATGATTCAAAAAGTGACTTTATTACCCAGAAAGAATCCAACTTGGAAGAAATCAAGGCATATGGGTTTGCGAAGAAAAATCTGATCGAGGAACTGACAAAGAAAAATGCTGATCTGCAAATGGAAATAGATTCCTTAAAGAAACAGGAGCAGGGGACTTTTACGAATAAAGAGGAACTTTGCAAACTGTTATCTGAGATCCCAGAAGAAGCTGATTATTCGCAGAATGAAGAGTATGTGAAGCTGAAAACAGAGCATGACAAGATTCTTGCTGATATTGCAAAGCTTGAATCCGAGGGCGCAGACAAGGTTGTTACTGATTTGAAAGCCGAGAAAACCAATCTGCAGGCACAGCTTGATGAAGTGAACAAGGTTATCGCGCAGGCGGCTAACAACATTATGATTGATGATCGTATCGAAACGCTTCATGACGAGCAGAAAGAAATCGGGCAGAAAGTTGCCGACCAAGAGCAGATGCTTTATCTCTTAGAAGAGTTCATTCGTTTCAAACTGGATAAGGTTTCTGAATCCATCAACAGTCATTTCAAGACGGTTAATTTCAAACTCTTTGAAATGCAGTTAAATGGCGGTATGAAAGATTGTTGTGAGTGTACCGTAAACGGCGTACCGTATTCAACTTTGAACAGTGGTCACAGAATCGTAGCCGGACTTGATATTATCCGTTCTCTTAGCGAGTTATACGGTGTGAGCGTACCGATTTTCGTAGATAACGCCGAATCGCTGAATGAGTTCAATGTGCCGGATATGGATGCGCAGTTAATTCTTTTGAGCGTTTCCGAGGACAAACAGTTGAAAGTGGAGGGTGTGTAGAATGTCAAGAGTAGGGACAAGCAACAACATCACACAGCCGGATGCACGGTGTATGTCGTGCAAGCGTTGGAAGAGTGCAAGTAAGGGGTTCTGGGAAAGAGCCGGACATTGTTCTCTTCCGTATTGCGAGAAAGATATGAGAAATAAAGGAAAGAGAGGTCGTGTACATGGATGATATTGAAAAATTGAAGGCTGAAAACTCGGATTTGCGAACAAAGGTAGATGAACTTATGAGAAATAAATATTGCCTTGAAGAAAAACTTAGAAAAGTCTCAGAAACAAACGAAAGGCTTTTGCGTATTCTTGAAAATTTGTCAAATGGATATGTGAAAAAGTAGGGTTAATGATGCATTATATTAAAGCAAAATTTCCTAACAGCACCAGAAGTTATACATACCGCACCGAGGATTCCGTAAAAGCCGGTGATACGGTTGTAAATGCCCAAAGGTGCAAAGCTGACAGTTACAGATGAATCAGTGGATATGGCATGGGTGGAAACCTACGGTGCTGATAAGGTGGCGGTTGTGAAGAAATATGAAGATCCGGAAAAACGCTACATCATCGAGCGTGAGTTTGAACATGCAGGCTACAAATGTGTTGTCATATTTGGAAATGTCGGGCACAGATGCGGTTATGTCGGTATTCCAAAGAATCATCCGTTATACGGAAAAGATTACGGCGATCACCTTGAAATCAAGAAATCTGATGTTGTAGACAGAGCGGTAAGTGGAATTTTCCCTTTGATCGGTGTTTGCCTTGACGAGGACGAGAGAATCCGCATCGAAGCATATTTTCAGTGCCACGGCGGTATTACATACGCAGGCGGTGGAGAACATTCAGATTATCCCATTGAAAGTGATTTATGGTGGTTTGGATTTGACTGTGCGCACTATGGAGACGCGGATGATTTGGACCGTGCAATAGATCTGTTTCCAAGTAGAAAGGACATGTATTTGTTAAAGAAAAGGGTAACGAGTAGATATCCGATTGATGAGGCTGTCATTCGCACGGAGGAATATGTCACGGATGAATGCAAGAAGTTAGCGGAACAGTTAAAAGAATTTGAAGAAAGCGAGGAATAGTTATGGTTGTTAAAACAAAAACATTTTGGGGCGGAAAGAAATTTCACAAGGTAGATCTTAAAAAAGATCGCTGCGAATATACCGTTTTGATTGATGGAGAGGTGTACAAAAAGACATCGAATGAACTGTATGCAGTTCAGGCATTTAATTCAATTTAAGGAAAGGTCGGTTAATTATGGCACAGAAAAATAATTTAGAGGTGCAGAAAGTCAACACTGCGGTCAGTCAGTGGACTAATTCAATAACAAACCTTGTTACAAAGGATTTTGAGTTATGCGGCGTTCCGTATGATGATTATTCAAAGCAATGCGCTATGTCAGCTATGACAAGCATCTATCAACTTGTTAAGGATAGCGATAAAATCAAGGACTTAAACGGACTTGATACATCAAATCTGCGCGAGGTTGTCGGTCAGTGCGCAAGTCTTAAGCTTAATGCGAATGCAGTGCCGAGAGAGTGCTATTTTCAGTTGCGCACAAAGAAATCCGGAGAAAACTATGTACAGGTCGTAGAAATGGGAATCGAGGGAGACGGCAACGATGCATTGCTTCGTAACTATGGGGAGAATGTAGATACCGTATATCCTTGCTGGCTTGTCAAAGAGGGGGATGAGTTTTCTTATCCAAAGCATAAGGGAATCGAAATGACACCGCCGGAATGGGAAGAGAAAGGACTTTCACAGAAAGTGATCCGCATTGTTTATCCACTGAAATTAAAGGACGGCACGTTCCAGTATCTGATCGCAGAGAGAGACGGCGTAAAGGTTAATCTGTTTGCTCATGTGCGTAACAATCTGATGAATGAGACTTTCGGTATTTGCCAGAATCGTTACAAGGCATCTGCGGAGCAGTTAAGCAAAATCAAGTCAAAGAAAGAAGAAATTTTCGATGCTTTGAGAAAATGTTCAACAGTTGATGAAATGCTGGAATGTGAGGTTGCAAAGCCGTATATCAGCGCGGCATGGCTTGATACGCCGGAATCTATGATTGTTCGTAAGATGCGAAACAATGCAATCAAGAAGTATCGCAAGGACTTTAACAGTATGGCAAAGCAGTCATTCAATCAGCTTGATGAAACCTATGTTCAGACACAGGAAGAAATTGCAGAAAACGCAAATACCGAGGATTTCCCTGTTGAGCCGGAAGTTGCAGAAACTGTGGAAGACCCAAAGATGGCAGAGACGGAAAAGGTAACCGGAGAAGTCGTTGAGAATGACGAGAATGTGCCGGAGTTTATGAAAGATTAGGAGGATATGGATCATGATTTTTGTAAAGTTAGCAATTCTGTTGTGGATAGCATTTTTGATTGTGAGATTTTTTGCCAGGGAGAATGTCACGTTAGAAGAAAAGGTTGCGGCTGCCATTGGCAAGAAAATTAAAATGACATTTGGAAGATGGGTGCTTGTCATTGTATTTCTGCTTGCCCTCACCGATTCATTCGCAGCCTTGGTGTGGTTTCTGTTTTTCAGATAGGAGGTTGCCATGAGAGTTATTAGCCAGGACGGCACGATTGATGTGCCGTATGAACAGGTAATTATTTATCGCTTTCAGAAAGATATCTACTTTCTGAATAAGAACCTTACCGGGGTAGAACAGCTTGTTAGTGACATGGTTGTTGCTAAATATTCCACGGAAGAAAAGGCAGAAGAAGCCATGGAAGAATTAAGAATGGCTTATGTGTGCCATAATCTTGTAAAGATGGGGCAGACACCGCCAGATGGAATTGACGAAAAACTCACTATGGGTTTGAGTGGAGTATTTGAGTTTCCGGCGGATGAAGAATTGGAGTAGCATATGGAAGTTATATCATTTTTAGAATCCGTACAGAAAGGAATGGAAGATAACATTTACAACTTTTGCAAAGATGGAAAATGTAGCCAATGCGGTAACTGCTGTTTCAACCTTTTACCAATGAGTAGAAAAGAGGTAGCTGCTATTCACAGATATGTCCGTAAGAACCACATCAAAGAATGTAAGCACCTGCTTCCTACTGTGAAAAGACCATATGATATGACTTGTCCGTTTCTTGATACGGATAAGAGTTGCGAGAAATGCAGAATCTATCCGGTTCGACCAGAAATTTGCAAGCAATTTATCTGTGACAATGAGCAGAGAGCAAAGCACAATAGGGCATTGTTGGGACAGACGAGACAGATTATTGATGTGAGGAGTGAGTTCTTTAATGAGACTTAAAGTTTTAGGTTCTGGTTCATCCGGCAACTGCTACATTCTGGAGAATGAAAACGAAGCCTTGATAATCGAAGCTGGGTTGCCATTCATGGAAGTCAAGAAAGCACTGGATTTCAATGTGATGAAAATTAAGGCTGTGATTACTACCCATTTCCATACTGACCATAGTCTTTATAGCTTACAATATGTGCAAGCTGGCATTCCTGTTTTTGAACCATGCAGACAGCCGATAAAAGATTCTGAAATGCGTTTTAGAAAAGGAAATTTTGACATAAGAGCATTTGAAAACCGTGATAAATCTGGAAGATGGCTACATAACAACGGAGACGGTTCAGAGTGTCCGTGCGTTGGGTTTTACATTACGCATCCAGATATGGGAAGCCTTGTGTATGCAACAGACACAGAATACGTCAAATGGCGATTTAAGGACATTAATCACATCATGGTGGAAGCCAACTACGATATGCAGTTTGTGAACCGAGAAGAGCCAAATTACGAGCACAGATTAAGAGGTCACATGGGCCTGCCAACGGCGCTTAAATTTATTTCTACTAACGATAATCCGGCATTGCGAAATGTTGTTCTAATTCACTTATCAGATAAATCAGCAGATTCGGCATTATTCAAACAAAAGACAGAAGAAACAGTTAAATATGGATCAGATGTTTACGTGGCGGAACGTGGATTAGAGGTCGATATGAACCTTTACCCGTTTTAAGGAAGCGAGGAATAAGTGAATGAATAAAGTGATTTTAATGGGAAGATGCACCAAAGACCCGGAAGTAAGATGGTCGCAGGGCGAGAAGTCAACAGCTATCGGTAGAATTACTCTGGCGGTTGACCGAAAATTTAAGCAGGATGGACAGCCAACGGCAGATTATATCAATTGCCTTGCGTTTGGTAAAAGAGCAGAGTTCCTTGAAAAATATTGCAAAAAGGGAACAAAGCTTGTAATTGAAGGAAGCTGGCAGACCGGAAGTTACACCAACAAAGACGGTAATAAGGTGTACACCAATGAGTGTTTGATCGAAAGCTGTGAATTTGCAGAGAGCAAACAGGCTTCGCAGGACAACGGAAGTTACAAACCGCAGCCTATGACAGATTCGGATGGTTTTATGGATATTCCGGATGGAATTGAGGAAGAGTTGCCTTTTACTTAATAATGACTCGGATAAATCAATGGAAGGGAGATATGTATGTTATTGATCGAGGACAAAGGTCAGAAAGAGGGTCAGCACATACTTAAGAATCGCTATTTTGATCGTAATGACATAGAGGTGCTACGAGCACCTCTTCCAGTTGGAGATTATGTTATCGCGGAAGAAACCGTTCTTGACGTTATAAGACGAAAGTCAGCAAGAAAGATGGAAGTTAAGAAGATGGACTTTATTGGAAGCTACAAGGTTGCCGTAGATACTAAGAAGGACATGCAGGAGATTACGGGAAACGTCTGCGGAAAACAGCATCCAAGGTTCCGAGACGAGTGTATTTTGGCGCAGAACAACAATATAGCACTGTATGTTTTGGTTGAGAACATGGATGGAATAAAAACTATTGAAGACGTTTTTCATTGGCACAATCCAAGGCTTGAGAGATACAACAAGATAAAGTACATGCACGGCATTGGAAAGTGGTTGAATGTACCGCTTCCAAAGGCACCGCCAACAAGCGGGGAAGTCCTTGGAAAAGCAATGCTGACAATGCAGATTAAGTACGGCGTGAAATTTGTTTTTTGCAGACCGGAAGATGCAGGATCGCGTGTCATTGAGCTTTTGGAAGTAGAAAAGTGATAATTTTTTGGAACTTGAAGGAGATATTATGGCAAGTAAGCGGATGTTTCGCATAGATTTAGTGACGTCAGATGCTTTTCTTGACATGCCGCTCACAGCGCAGGGGTTGTTTTTTCATTTATGCATACGGGCAGATGACGACGGTTTTGTTGACTGCGCCAATAAAACAGTAAGAGAGTGCCAGGCTTCAAAGGAAGACTTGCAAATTCTCATTGACAAACATTATGTTCTTACTTTTCCAGGATCTAATGTTATTGTCATAAAACATTGGAAATTACATAACTGCATTCAAAAAGACCGTTATAAGCCAACCAATTATGCAGAAGAAAAATCAATGCTTTATACGAAAAGAAATGGCGCATACACATTTGATGCTTCAAAAAATTTTTCCGGAGTGAATGCAATAAGAAGCGCAGGAAGCTCTCCGGGGAAAGAAGTGGAAGCGTGCATACCGTCATTGGCGGAAGTGGCTGATTATTGCCGTAAGAGGAAGAATGGTGTTAGCGCAGAATCATTTATTGATTACTACAAATCAATAGGTTGGAAACGTAATGGAGAAATAATAACCGACTGGAAAGCCGCATTAAGGAGTTGGGAGAAGCAGGAGAAAGAGAGTAACCCAAGATCAAAAAACAAATTTAATAACTTTCATCAGAGATCTTATGACTATGATGAATTAGAAAAAACTTTGGCGGAAACAAATGTTATGGAAGGGCGTGATAAGAAATGATGGAGATGGGCGAATGCGAAATTTGCAACAGGTACCGACATGCAAAGCATAAAGGTGAACAGTTGGAGATTCTTGCGGAACTAAACGACGTCCCAAGGCACAAAATTATTGGGATTTTATTGGAAAACGGAGAAAATGTAAAACTTCCAATAAGAACAAGGGGAAGAAAACGCAATACGGATTTTACAGAAAAAGAATACCAGAAAGCATTACTTAATAGGCTCGATGAATTGGATGGTCAAATTTCTGATCGTGAAAATGAATTCAAAGATATATGCACAGTCCTTTTTGGAACTCGATTCGATTGAGATGAAAAAGAAAGGAGAACTAATTCATGAGAAATAAAGATGAAGAACTTAGGCGTGAGGGAATGGCGTATGCCTTGCGAATTGCAAAGGAGAATGGAATTGACTCTCTGGAAGAAGAGTGCCGCTTTCGCGGCGCAACAAAATTACCACTTGCGCTACCAAAGAATGCAATAGATGAATGCGTCAGCAAGATTAAAGCAAATACCATAGACACGGTAACGATTTTGTCTGCAATGGTTTTGCACGACGAGTTTGACTTTGGTAAAAGCCGCATACAAAGATTTGTTGATCGCTTCAATAAAAAGGCAGAATGCATCATGGATGATTATGCCACATGGGAAGACCAGATACAGATCTTGAAAGAAGAGTGTGGGTTGGATTTTAAAATTCGCAGAAATGACACTGATGTGAAAGTGAGATAAAGGTATGAAAGAAAAAACGCGCAACGATAGCGGCGACGCGCTTAAGAGATTCAGAGAGGTGCCGTATCAGCTGCGGTGCGGAAAGGAGCAGGGAAATGATTGAATGCATGAGAACGGATGCAAAGAAGCCGGAGCCTGAGCAGTGGATTTTGAAGGAATATTTATTCCGCGGGGAGCGGAGAGATGACAGGGAATGGGTGGAAGGATTTTTGTTTGTGGTAAATGATGTCCCATACATCTTGCCACATCACAACACAGGGCAACCAATACACGCAGATAACTTGCTGAAAACAGCTGTCGAAGTGCTGAAAGATACCGTTTGCCGATGTACAGGGCAATACGATAAGAACGGCAAACTGATTTGGGAGGACGATATTGTTAAGTGCGGAAACACAACAGAGCTTGTTGGTTGGGATCAAAATTTTGCAAGCTGGCGTCTGCCCAAAAGAGGATGGTTCTACCGCCATATTTACGGGGATGCTTACAGTTCAGAGGATTGTGAGGTTATCGGAAACATATTTGACAATCTTGATCGTTTGGATGACGACGATGAAACCATATAGAGAAAGCGAGGCATGATATGAAAGAAGAAACAAAGATGGAGATAAGCGCGGCACTAACGCTATTAAAAAACACACTGATAAAAAATGGTGTAAGCATTGCACTTGCCGGAAGTGAAGATGCTGGGGAAGATGATGGTCGCATTCTGTTTTTTGATACGGATGAATATTACAGAACCGGAAAAATGGATGGAGTATCAGTAAAAACCGTGGATTTAGTGAGGTAGAAATATGAAAAATGGAATACATCCTGATGGATACATAGTTGAAAAGAAAAGGACCAATGCAGACCGGATCCGAAGCATGACGGATGAGGAACTGGCAAAATGGTTTGATGCTGTGACGAAAGACGTACTTGGTGGAAGCACTTGGAATAAAAAAGGATGGCTTAAATGGCTTCGGGCAGAAAGCGAGGGATAGTATGGAGAGATTAACGACAAATAAAAGCGTATCTGATATGTCAATGGTTGAGCTGGCACATAACAGTTGCTATGTAGACAGCGAAGGTAATGCCAGATATAGAGATTATGAGATGGAAATGGATGCACGAGATTTCGCCAGAAACCTCATGGTCACATTGACAAAAGATGAGTTGCCAGTAGATGATACAGAGTTTGACGAGGAAATACTGGACAATTTAACAATAGACCCATTTTCAGATGTCCGTGGTCTGATTGCCGTGTTCTACCGTAATATGTGGGCAATGGCAGACTTAAGAGAAAAGCTGAAACGCGATGAGGATGCCGAGGAGCAGGGATTGCTTCTGCGGTTGCCGTGCAAGGTGGGAGATACCGTATGGGTAGTTACTTCTCCGTTTAATGTGTTTGATGACATTGAATATGATGAAAATATGAAAGATGAAGTGTATGAAGCTTTTATTTCTAGTGTAACTTTCTATGAATGCGGGGAGCAATATAGAATTTATGCAAAAGCAACAAATCACTTTATCGGAGCGTATTTTAGAAAATGCGATTTTGGGAAAACCGTATTCCTTACAAAAGAGGAAGCCGAAGCCAAGCTGAAAGAAATGGAGGGCGCAAATGGAGAGTAGATATTTATATCGCGGAAAGCGGATTGATAACGGCAAGTGGGTGGAAGGTTTTTATTTTTGTATGACGCATACTGATGGTAGGCACACACACCATTTCATTATTCCATTAGGAGCAGATTTGAGCCTAGGGACACCTGTTGAAAAAATACAGGTTGAGGTCGATCAATCTACCATCTGCCAGTGTACAGGTCTTAAGGATAAGAACGGAAAGCTGATTTTTGAGAATGATATTCTTTCAGGGCATATCGACGTTGAGTTTCCAGAAGATGAGACGAGAAAGCGTGTCGTGTGGCATGAAAACGGATGGTGCACGAATGAGACGGGCTGTGATGACTATGAGGAACTGGATGATTTTGATTCAGAGAATTTTGAAGTGATCGGCAATAAAATTGACAACCCAGAGCTGTTGGAGGTGTAGCCATGACGGAGAATAAAGCAATCGAAAGAATCAAGTACCGGATGCATACGGTGGAACAGGTAGCCGGGGAAAACGGAATGGAAGATCTGGAAATGGCGATCAAGGCACTGGAAGAGATTCAGCGCTGGCATACGTCAGTTGTTAATCCCAACATCAAAAATGAGTTTGCAAACCGTTCGACGCAGATTTGTGTGAACTGCGACCACAAAGATGAATACATCGAGGAACTGGAAGCAGAAGTGGAAGAGTACCGCACAATCGGCACACCGGAAGAATTGCAGGAGATGAAGAAAGATTTTGCTGAAGCGTTAAGCGACTGGCGGCAATATCGTAAGGTTGGAACTTTAGAAGAATGCCAGGCGGCGATGGAGAAGCAGATTCCATATAAGCCATCACGTAAAAAATTGGTTTGGGGTATTGGAAAATGCAAATGTGGTGTTGAATTTCTGGACAGAAAAACAGGCTTCTGCGGGAATTGTGGTCAGAGGTTAGATTGGAGTGACGAAGAATGAGGAAAGAACTTAAACCATGCCCGTTCTGTGGCAAGAAACCCATAATCGAACATTGGAGCAGCGATGGAATGATGTATATGGTTAAGTGTAATAATCCGGATTGCCCAGTTCCTGTTGTATCTTATCCAAACGGTCGTGATTTGAATATGGTAATTAAAGAATGGAACAGGAGGGCGAACGATGGGACTGATTGATGCAGATAAGTTTAAACAACAGGTTGCAGGAATGGTTATTTCCATGCATTATCCTGCAAAAAAGGCAATCGAGATTGTGAAAGGCGGTGGTGTAGATGGCTAAGTGGAATGCAAGTGTGGGGTTACAGCTTACGATTGACTATGATGACATAGAAGCGGATACAGAAGCAGAAGCTATTCAGATTGCGAAAGACAGAGCATTAGAAGATATTGAATGGAATAACAGTGATTGCGATGTAGACAACACAATTGTGTATAGTTGCTACGAGGAGGAGTCAGAGGATGAATAGAGTGTTGCCAATTTTATTCAATACCGAAATGGTTCGGGCAATTTTGGACGGACGGAAGACCTGTACCCGTAGATTGATAAAGCCACAGCCGGATAAAAAGCATATATATCCACTTGGTTTTGTTACCGACAGTACAGAAAAGAAAGAGGTAGGATGCTTTGGATTTGCCGCTAATGAATATGGTGGCTCTATTCAATACGTTAAGCCGCCGTATAGGTATGCACCGGGAGATATCCTGTATGTTCGGGAGACATGGAAAAAGGCGCCGAACGGATACTATTACTACGAAGATTGGCAAAGAAATGACATTGCCGATGTTACAAAGTGGAAACCATCCATCCACATGCCGAAAGAAGCGGCGCGTATCTGGCTTAAGGTTACGAATGTGAGAGTGGAGCGGTTGCAGGATATAACACCAAAGGGGGCAGAAAGCGAAGGTGTTGGAAACCTTTTCTATGATGATATCGGATACGGTGAAAAAAATTATGGAACAGAAGTAGACACAGAGTACGGGATTGCAAAGGAGCAATTTGCTTGGCTGTGGGAATCAACCATCAAGAAATCCGACCTTGACCGGTATGGTTGGGATGCAAATCCGTGGGTTTGGGTTATCGAATTTGAGCGGTGTGAAAAACCAGAAGCATGATGATTTAGGAGGTGCAGGGTGAAATTATATCAAGGAAATGCAAAGGAACTTGTAGGCAAGAAGATTGATCGTTACAAAAGACGTTTCGGTTATTATCCAATGGAAGTTATTGAGATAAACGGAGTGCCATATGTAAAAGATGCAGTTGGAGTATGTATGCCGATTCCAGAAAAAGAAACGGACTTTAACTGCACTGATTTTGATTTTGTCATTGAGTAAATTTGGAGGTGGAAGATGGCTAAAGCAGTATTGATTATGGATATGCCGGAACAGGTATGCCAGAAATGCACATTGTGCTATGAGACAGAGAATGATGACGAATATCTGTGCTGTGCGACAGGGAAACTTGTACCAGACGGAGCAAAGCCGGATTGGTGTCCGCTCCGGGAACTGCCGGAGAAGATACCGGAACTTAAATCCGGTTATGAAGAAATTAGCAAGAGCATTCACCGAGACGGCTGGAATGCCTGCTTGGATGAGATTTTAGGAGGAAAAGATGACGGTACAACAGTATGAAGAATACAAAGCAAAGATGAACCGACTTGAACCAGTTAAAGTTTTTCTTTTTTGGTGCGGAGAGAGGTATCGTGGAAAAAGTGTATCAAAGCATCACTTTAGAATAAAGACAATCAAACAAAGCTTCTTGTTACATATTCATTTCTATCTTGGTGAGTCATACGATTATGAAATCCCAGAAGATTTACAAGAAAGAATCGTAAAGACCATTGAAGAGTATGTGGACGAGAAAGAAAGGGAACTTGAGCAGATATGAGCAAAAGCAGAGCAAGTAAATTAAACGGCTACCGGAGTGCGGTAAGCCGGCAGAGAAATGATGTGTATAAGTTCAAGACCAAGAGAGGTAAGAAAAAATAAATTAGAAAGGAGTGCGAGCTTCCCGGGAAGATGCGCATCGGCTCCTTGAGAAAAATGATTGGATTTGAGTATAAAGGACAGGTTGCCTATATCACAAGGATGGATGATTTCCGTGATTACATGGAACCAGAAGTCTACGAAGCTGTTCGGAAAGCCTTTGAGAATGGTTTTGATGGCGGAATACGACAGGAATATGAGGAGTTACTCGAAGATGAAGTGGGAGACATTGATGCCGTCCAAGCTGAACGGGAAGAGTGCGAAGAGGAGCGGGATGCGCTACAGGAAAAAGTAGACACATTAACGCATCATATTGAAGAACTTATAAACCAGTATTATCAGCGTTACATAAAGACGGAAGAGATTATTCCGGAATTAGAAAAATTGATATGAAAGGAGCCGGGACCTATCCGGATAAAAGGCGCGCCGGGTTCCTTTGAGAAAAAATGAAAACAAAATGTGAAATTTACAGAGATTCTATGCAGAATTATAAAAAATATGCGATACCGCCGGCGCAGCTTATTATTGCCGATGTGCCTTACAACGTAGGGAAGAATTTCTACGGCAGCAACCCCATGTGGTATAACGGCGGAGACAATAAAAACGGAGAGAGTAAGCTTGCGGGCAAAGCTGCATTTAATTCGGATTTCAACTTCAACCTGTATGAATATTTTCATTTCTGCAGCAAGATGCTTAAGAAAGAGCCGAAGAAAGCCGGGAACTAGAGGGAGAAGTTCTGACGCGCCGTGCATGATCGTGTTCTGTGCCTTTGAGCAGATGCAGACATTGATTGCGGCGGCAAAGAAGCATGGATTTGAGCATTACATACCGCTTGTATTTGTAAAAAATTACAGCCCGCAGGTTCTTAAAGCAAATATGCGTGTTGTAGGAGCTACAGAGTATGCTCTGGTACTGTATCGGGACAAGTTACCAAAGTTCAGAAATGGGGCAAAATTTGATGAAACGGGGAAAACCATCAGAGGTACGGGGCATATGATCTTTAACTGGTTTACATGGGAAAAGGACGGAAAGGACATTCCGAAGATACATCCAGCGCAGAAACCGGTTGTGGTACTGAAAAAACTGATTGAGATTTTTACGGATCCGGGCGACGTGGTTATTGATCCGTGTTGCGGAAGCGGCAGTACATTGCGCGCGGCGGCTGAGATGGGAAGAAATGCTTTCGGATTTGAAATTGATCGCAATTTTTATCAGAGAGCCAAGGGAGAAATGCTTGTCTTTGAAAGAGATGAACAGATGGGATTTGAGGACTTCCCGGAGGTGCTACCATAATCCAAACAGCAGAAGATAAAGTGAAGGAGTACAGACAGTGCATCCGCAGAGAAATAGAGCACTGGAAAGCTATCAATCAGAACGGGTGCAATGATCCGTTCTGGTCGGATGGGTGCAACATGAATCTGACACGGAACCACATCATTTATTATCAGCGACAGCTTGAAGAAACCTGTGCAAAAAATCAGATATCTCTGCCGGATGAATATTATCTTGCGGTTCCGCCGGAAGTTGATATGAATTACATGGCGAATTTGAAACAGAAAGAGCGGGTTACACAAATATTTTACGGTGGGTATGTACCGGTAAGAAAGAAATATTACTACGATGAACAGCAGATGAGTTTATTTTGAGCAGACCGGACAACTCCGGTTTGCATGAGAAGTTATAGCTCCGCCAGCAGTAATGCGGCGGGGCGGAAAGAGAGGATAAATAGATGGAGAAATTTTTTACAATTAACAAAGACAGTGATTTTTATAAAGCATATGTACAGTATCAGAAAGATGTAAAAGCGAATGCGCAGGCATTTAAGAAATTTTCGGAGGAACACGGGATTGAGTCGACGCAATATATTCCAGACGATAGAGCGGTAATAATTATTCCAACTGAAAATGATTTGCAGAAATTTCAGGGTATGTTTACAAAAAATAAATTATATTACGAAAACGGTGTTAGACGTTTCAGAGCAAACTGTCAAATTACCAAGGATTGGCTTGAGATTGCAAAGACGGTACCAAAGCCGAAAAAACCGGATTACTTCTGCTACGGAATGAGATTTTGTGGGAAATATAGCACAAGGTGCTTTATGATCGGCGATGTTTTATATGGTTCGGCGGAGAATGTAGAAGTAAAGCTACTCGACTTTATGACAGAAATTAAAGCGAGCGAGTTTTATAAGGCAATCGAGGAAGAAGAGAGCAGAGAAAAGGAGCAGTTATGAAAAAGAAAATTTTAGCAGCAATTTTAACAGCAACACTCTTGATCGCCGGATGCAGTGACATGGCAAACGTCAGCGCAGGGCAGGATAATACGATGGTATTGGTAGAAGGTTGGCGGGATTACGGTATCTATGCGGACAAAGACACAGGCGTCATGTATCTGGTGTATCAGCGGAATGGTACCGGATGTACCGTTATGCTCAATGCAGACGGGACACAGAAGATTTGGCAGGGAGAAAAATAAAATATTGGAGGATATTGGCTTATGAAGTTTTCAAAACTGACTAAGCCAGAGCTTGAAGTAATTATTGAAAACGCCAATTTTACGGAGCAGGAAGAGGAAATATTTTCTCTTCTTGCCCGTGGATTTATACCAAAAGAAATATCAATGAAAATTTGTATTCCGCTAAGAACAGTAGAAAGGCGTATCTTTGATATAAAGCAAAAAGTCAAGAGATTGGAAGGTGATTTAAACGGAAAATCTTTCTAAGAGTGAATTGTTGAATTTTGCCATTGAAAATGGTATTATCGACATAGACACCATTCAGAAAAAAATTGAGATGAACGAAAGGAAGAAATTTATTGAAAAACACAATTATAGCATTTGGGAAGGAAAAGACGGTAAGTTTTACACATATTTGCCCGATGAAGAAAGCCAGAGAGGAAAAAAACTTGTAAAAAGAACATCTGAAAAGGCGATAGAAGACGAGATAGTGAAGTTTTATAAAGCCATGGAAGATGAACCGACAATCAGCCAAGTATATTCTAGCTGGATTTCGAAAAAGCTGGAATATGGCGAAATAACAAGGCAGACAAAAGACAAGTACGAAACAAATTTTAAAAGATTTTTTGAAAATGAGTATTTGCCGATTGCAAATAGAAAAATCCGGTATATTGACGAAGAAATATTGGAATCATTCATAAAAACAGCTATTTCAAAGCTTGAACTTACGCAGAAAGCGTACTCCGATATGCGGATATTGATTAACGGAATTTTCAAATATGCAAAGAAAAAACATTATACCAGCTTAAGCATAACCAGTTTCATGGGTGATTTAGAAATTTCGGAAAAGTCATTTAAAAGGAATCATAAGTCTGACAACGAATTAGTTTTTTCTAAGGATGAAGAGCTTTTGATTGAACAATTCATAATGGAAGACCAGCCTACGCTGATTGAACTTGGAATTATTTTGGCATTTAAAACCGGACTAAGGGTTGGAGAAATATCCACTCTTTCATGGTCAGATATTGGAGAAAATAAGATACATATATCAAAGACAGAAATAAGATACCGTGATGACAGTGGAAAATATGTGTTTGATGTTCAGAATTTTCCAAAGAGCGATGCCGGATTTAGAGATGTTATAATTACCGAAGATACCAATGAACTTATGAGAAAAATAAAAATGCTTAACCCTTTTGGAGAATATATTTTTATGAAAAACGGTAAAAGGATAAAAGGACAAGCATTTACAAGACGTTTATATGTGATCTGCGATAAGGTTAAAATTGGTGAGCGCTCAATTCATAAGGCGAGAAAGACATATGCTACAAAGCTTATAGATGGAAATGTTCCAGAATCTGTAATAAAAACACAAATGGGTCATACTGATATTAGAACAACGCTTGATCATTATTATTTTAATAATAAAACAGAGAGAGAGATGCAAGAATACATTGCGAAAGCATTATCGATGTAAAAGGTAACACGAGGTAACACCTTTAGGTGTAAAGAAACCTAGTATTTATGCGGGTTTGCGGGGTTTGATACCGAGTTCAAATCTCCCTTCCGCTACTATTTTTTTAAAATTGAAAACCTTGTGAAGCCTTGATTTTACTGGAAGAAAGGAGATTCTGAATGGTGCCTTTTCTGAAAGTAAAAATCAAAGGTAACACCAAAGGTAACACGAACAAACGTACGAACGCTTAAGGCGTTCTTTTTTTATTGCAATTTTGGCGGTGATACGGCGGGAAACAGGCGTTATTTAGACGGTATTCTGGCGGTTTTACCGTCTTTTTTTATGCCACAATATAAGCAAAGGGAGGGATGATAATGTTTTCTGACGATGTTCTTGAGAAAATTTTTGCCAGAAAAGAATTGCAATCATTAGATTTGTCAACGCAGTCATCTATCATTCACGCAATCGAGGATGTTTTGGAGGAGGTTGAAGAAAATGAACATGAACGGAGTTTATCCGGCACCGGGATATAGTCAGCAAATTCCTTATCAGGCATCATATGGGTATAATCCATATGGTAATCAGCAAAGAATTGAACAGCCGCAAAATTATTTTCAACCGGCGCAAACACAGCAAATTCAGCAGCCACAAATGACGCCTATTGGAATAAATGGAAAAATTGTGCCTTCTGTTGAAAATATTACTGCAAACGATGTGCCGATGGATGGAAGCGTGGCGTTTTTCCCAAAGCAGGATATGTCGGAAATATACGCCAAAAGCTGGAACTCAGATGGTACAATCCGCACAATCGTTTTTAAGCCTGTTTTAAATGATATGACTAACAATTTATCGCATGAGACGGAAAAAATGAAATTTGACCTATCAGACGAGTGCACAGGGGCATTTATGGGAAAGTTTGACGAACTGTTTGGGAAAATTGAACAGTTAGAGGAACGTATTGGTAAAATTCCGGTTCCACAGAAAAAAACTTCTCAAATTAAAAAGGAGAGTGAATCCGAATGAATCTGATGCAAATGATTTTGAACCAAATGATAAATTCTCCGCAGATGCAAAACAATCCAATGGCTAAAAATGCCATGCAGATGTATCAAAGCGGAGATACGGTCGGACTTAAGACAATGGCGGAGAATCTCTGCAAAGAAAGAGGAATTACAGTAGATGAAGCAAAGCAAAAGGTTATGAGTATGTTTAATCATTAGTACATTTTGGGTTGCGCGCACAATAACCGGTTATCCCATTTGTAAATAAATCAGATGGAGGTAAACAAAATGTTTAATGGAAACGCATCTCCTAGTCTTGCTGATATTGCAGCAGTGACAGGAAACGGAAGAAACAATGATGGCATGTGGGGCGGCGATGGCTGGTGGGCTATCATTATCTTCGCTATGATTTTTGGCTGGGGCGGCTTTGGCGGCAATGGCTGGGGAGGAAACGGAGGCATGGGAGCGACAGCATCTGCATACACCGACTCTGCAATTCAGCGTGGATTTGACACGCAGGCTATCATCGGGAAGTTAGATGGTATTGCAAATGGTCTCTGTGATGGATTTTACGCACAGAATACCGCCGTTATGAACGGTTTCCATGGTGTAGACAATGCAATCTGCAACCTTGGATATCAGACGCAGCAGGGATTTAATACCACAAATGTAACACTTATGCAGGCACAGAATGCTTTGCAGTCCCAGCTGGCTAATTGCTGCTGTGAGACCAGAGAAGCTATCCAGGGCGTGAACTACAATATGGCGCAGAACACCTGTGCGCTGCAGAACACCATGAACAGCAACACGAGAGACATTATTGACAGTCAGCAGGCAGGAACAAGGGCAATCCTTGATTACCTGTGCCAGGAAAAGATTTCTTCCTTACAGGCAGAAAATAACGACTTAAGAAGAGCCGCTTCACAGGATCGCCAGTCTGCATTGCTCACTACTGCAATGTCGGCACAGACCCAGCAGATCATCAACGCTGTAAATCCAGCTGCAATCCCGGCATATGTTGTGCCAAATCCTAACGCTTATGCGTATGGTTGTGGATGCAACACAGGATGTAGCTGCTAAAAGTAGTTGCTACACAAAATTGAATAATTGAGTATCTTAATTGAGTTTAACTCGACTATGTCTGCAAAAGCAGTATTACTTATAAGCGCAAAGGGCAGACTGAAATATGTTTGCCCTTTATTTCATGAATAGGAAGGTAGAATACATGGACGAAATTAAAAATAAATTTATCGAAGCAATCAAAAAGATTGATTTTGAAAAGCTTAACATTTCGGAGCTTAAAACTCTTGCGGAAATAACTGGATCAGTAGAAAAAATGGCAAAAAAAGATTATTCTGAGCTATTGATGGAAAAATTTTCTCCAGACCACGGATTTGTTTTTTCGAGCTCCGATACAAAAACAATAGCAGAATTAAAATAAGGAGGTCATATTATGGCAGAATTTACAGGAATTGCATTACAAACAGTTGCACAGGGCGAAGATGTAGCACTTACAGAAACTCCGGTATGCGCAACAAAATGCATTGTTCATAGACAGGGAAGCGGCATTGTTAAATTAAGAGGACTTACAAATCAGTGCCGGGCAAGATTTTTGGTATCTTATTCCGGAAACATTCAAATTCCTACAGGTGGCACAGTTGAAGCTATTTCACTGGCTATTGCAATTGATGGAGAACCGTTGCAGTCAACTCGAATGATTGTTACACCGGCGGCAGTTGAAAACTTCTTTAACGTTTCGGCGCAGGCATATGTGGACGTTCCTCGCGGTTGCTGTGTTACGGTAGCGGTACAGAATACGTCTGCGCAGGCAATCGAAGTTCAGAACAGCAATTTAATTGCAGTCCGGGAAGCGTAAGGAGGGCGGTTTTATGGATATTAAGAGAATGCACGAAATGATCGAAAAACTGTCTGAAAGCGCAGAGTGTGAGTTTGCAAAAGGTATCGAATGTGTAGATACAGAAGAGATGGGAAAAGTCACGGACATGCTTAAAGACCTTGCGGAAGCCATGTATTACCGGACGCTTACAAAATCAATGGACGAATCAGACCCAGAGCAGGTTCTTGATATGTTTGAGCGTTACGGAGACGGCAGACGGTATTATGACCGTTACCGGTATGCAGACGGCAGATTCGCGCCAAAGGGAAGAGGTACGCGCCGCGGATATGAAGAACCTCCGTACTGGCACATGACACCGGAAATGTACCGGGAAATGGAACACGACCGTGATATGGATCGTCACTCTGGCAAAATGTATTACACAGAGCCTACAATTGCGGCAGATGGCGGTATGCGTGACCGCAGAGAAGGCAAAAGCGGAATGAGCCGCAGAAGCTACATGGAAAGCAAAGAGCTTCACAAAGGCAATACGCCTGAGGACAAGGACGCAAAGATGCATGACCTTGAAAAATACATGAAAGAGCTTTCGGAGGATATGGCGGAACTTATCTCCGACATGACACCGGAAGAGCGCACAATGACAAAAAGCAAGCTGTCAACGCTTGTTTCCAAAATGTAATGGCAGGGGCAGCAATGCCCCTGTTTGTTTGAACATTGACAACTGAATATCAGCTAGTGATTTGTGGATTTGGAAATTTTTCAAAAAGGTATTGACTTTTTGTGCGTACTATTATATATTAAATGTGCGTACAGAAAGAAGGTGCTGAGAATGTCTCCACGCACAGGCAGACCTAAAGTTGACAATCCTATGAATGAAAGACTTTATGTTCGAGTATCGAAGCAAGAAAAAGATGAAATTATGAAATTTTCATCAGAAAGTGGATATTCCATATTAGAACTTATAAGGGCGGGGATTGAAAAGCTAAAAGGTCAAAAAAAATAAGAAGTTGCCACGCTACCAACGAAAACAACTTCTTATCAACCGAGATAACTCTCTGTGAAATATTTTATCATAGAGAGTATCTCTTTTCAAGAAAAAATTGAAAGGCAGGAAAAATCTATGAGAAACATTGAAGAAATTGTAAGAACGATACTTAATAGTGACGCGCTGATGGAGAAAGTGAATCATGTTGTGGAAATC